CGCAGTCCTCGATCGCGGCCCAGATCTGGAGGACGTATTGACCGCCGACGAGATTCCCTTCAGCCTTACTAACAAACAGGCGACCGGGGTCCTTTTTCTTCAGGACGATCGCTCGGGCTTCCTCGAGTTCTTGTCCGTAGCAGATCCGAAGAGGATTAGCAATTGCGATGATTCGACCGTTTTCAATTTTGATTCTTGAATTCATGATGTTCTCCTTTTTTCACGTTGTGGTTAGGGGTTTGACTTCGACTCTCCAACTCGTTGATCGCCCCGTGTATATATAAGGATAGGCCGATCAACGGGGTCGAGAGTCGATCTCGACTCGCGCCGACGGAAACGAGAGACCGTCGCCGCGTTGATATTCGTTTCTTGTCTCGTTTTAAACTACGCCGAACTAGCGAAGCACTGGCGAACCCTCGGCTGAAAATGTACGGTTCGATCTTCGCGTTGCGTGACCTGATCGAGATTCGATCGGCGGAGGCTCCGGGGAGGGGAGGGCTGAAAAACGCCCCGATTGGGGGAGCCGGATCCGCGAGGTCGTTCCCGGTTCTTTTGGCTATGTTACCGCGTTGACTCCGTCCGAAGACGGGCCGTTGTGCGGGAGAGATCCGAGGGAACGTGGCCCTTGATATTCGCTACGCCGTACTGGGTTCTGGCTTTTGGCGAGAGGGCCGGGGCCTCGCTTCCCCGTAGGGTCCGCTTTCCCCGGCTTCGGGATCGCCTCGGTTTGATCCGAGGAGAGAGCCGCTTTCGCCGTTCTGGAGTTTTCCGAGATCCTTGCTCGCTTCCGGGGGAGGCTTTCGCCTCGGGCCGGGTCGTCTTTTTAATCGAGGGCTTTCCACCCTCCGGGGCTGACCTTGTTTCCGGTCGCCGTCACGCATCCCCTGATGCGCTTGAGCGCATCTTACTGCCAGACGAAAAGAAAGTCAAACTTTTTTTTAAAGTTTTTTTTGTTTTTAATGCAAAACGGACCGGAAACACACGCGGCTATTGAGAAAAAAAATATTTAACGGGTAGGCAACTTTTTTTCGTTTCGTCAACGCGAAAAAGCAAAACCGTTGATACGACAGGGATCGCGGCCCGTTTTTCACCTAACTACAAGGAGGAGTATTCAACGATATCAAGGGATTGCGGGCGATGAAAATCAATAAAAGGAGCGAAAACACACAACGCGGCTGGAAAATAATGGAAAAACTACTGATAACCGTTAGGAAAAGCCGCAAACCCTGTAGGGGAGCGGATCCGCGCAAAAAAAGGAGCCGGGATCCTTCGACCCCGGCCCTCCGGACTTTACTCCTCCCCGTAGCGTTCCGCCTTGCGATCATACCTCAACTCGATCGGGGCGTTGAGCCTCGGGAACCTCAAGCCGCCGAGTTCCCCAACCTCGGTATCCTCGGTGACAAGATAGATGGAGACCCGGTTGCTCCAATCCTTCCGGGTCCCGTCCCAGTTCGCGAACATATTGCGGATCGCGGTCTTGATCGTCGTCGCCCGTCCCCAACACCACGGTCCAAGCGCAATGTAATGGGTATACGGCTTCAACAGTTCGTTCGTTCCCTTTCGGTCCATTGTGTTCCTCCTTCACGTTGATTTCAAAGAGCAGATCCGGACCCCGCGAGATCCGGCGCGAACCCCCAGCGGGTTCGTCTAGTGTTTCGGACCGTTGACGTCCGCTATCCCTGTCAGGCGTGGGGTGAAAAAAAATAAAAAAAATCCTTGACTCAGACCGATACTGGGAAGCCCGTCGTCAAAACCGAGAAATGGGGCCACGCCCGGTAGGGATCCCGGTCCGCAAAAACAGCAAACTTTAAAAACTTAAAAAACGTAAAAAGTTGAGTTGTGAAAATCTTGACGGCTACACGCCAACCCGGAAATCAGGGTCAATCGTCGAAAAAAATATGCTTTACCCCGCTGTAATTAATAGGGTAAAAGGTATGGTCAGGGAGCCCAGCTGTGTTTCCAGACATCAACGCGAGAACACATCTAATTTGTGCTAGGATCGTCGATCAGGCTTCCACATACTAATACACAGCACTGTTCCCAATCGACGATTTTCAAACGGGGCGTGGGTTTCCGGTCCGTTTAGATCCTAACCCGGAAGAGGAGCGAAACATCAACGCGATGATAAAAAAGCAACAAAATCTTCCACGCAGAACGATCCCGGCCCCGGTATCGGATACACCTCCAGTTGAAACTAAAATGGGACGCCCCTCGACATATGACGCAGTGGTACATCCGCGTCAGGCGTACATACTCGCGGCGCGTCTCGGTGCTGATATGAAGACCATAGCGGATATAATCGGCGTGGCGCGTGCAACGGTATATGATTGGATGAATGCGTATCCCGACTTCGCGGACGCAATAAAAAACGGACGCGAGGCTTTTGACTCGGTCGAGGTTGAGGGATCGTTGTTGAAGTCGGCCCTCGGCTTCGACTACGAAGAGAAGACATATGAACGGGTCGCCGTCGTTGATCCGGATTCAAAGGAAGTCGTCGGGACCCAGTTGGCGATGACGAAGAAAATCACGAGACATATCCCGCCGAACATAACAGCGATTATGTTCTGGCTTCAGAACCGGATGCCGGATCGCTGGAAGAACGTACGGAAGACCGAAGCCACGGTCAAGGTTAAACAGGAAGGCCGGATTGATCATCGCCACGGTCATATTCACGCGCTTCACGGCGGCGGATCCGAGCTTGTAGTTGATTACTCAAAACTGGACAGAAAAGATGTTGAGCAATTACGGGAAATCATTGCGAAGTCAATTGGCGGATCCGCGAAACTACCAGCCGGACTTCTCGGCTCCGGATCCGAGTCCAAGACTTCCAACGGTTGATGAATTAGATAAACACCTTGCGGAAGAGTATCTGATTCACTTCGAGCGTCAGGCTTGGGGGATCCTCGAGCCAGCGCAGGACCTCGTTGACGGTTGGCATCTCGAGGCGATCACCGATCATCTTGAAGCCGTGCTCCGCGGGGAGATCCTCCGGCTCATCATAAACATACCGCCCCGCTTCACGAAGAGTCTCACAACCTCGGTTATGTTCCCGGCTTGGTCGTGGATAAAAAGGCCGTCTCTGCGCTTCCTCTGTATCAGTTACGCGGAGAGCCTCTCGATCCGGGACAGCGTCAAGACCCGGCACCTCATCCAATCTCATTGGTATCAGGAACGCTGGGCCGATCGTTTTCAACTCAGCGGCGATCAAAATCAAAAGATCCGCTTCGAGAACGACAAGATGGGGCAACGGATCGCGACGAGTATCGACGGCGTGGGCACGGGCGAAGGCGGGGACGGGATCCTGATCGACGACCCGCACAATATCAAGAAGATTGAAAGCGACACCGACCGCGAAAGCAAGATCCAGTGGGCGGACGAGGTCATGCCCTCCCGGCTCAACGACCCGAAGCGGGGATTCATAATCGTCATAATGCAGAGATCTCACGAACGGGATCTCACCGGGCACTTCATAGCGAAGAACGCCGGATATGAACACCTGTGTCTCCCGATGGAGTATAGTGAAAACCGGGTCCGGACGTCGATCGGCTTCGAGGATCCGCGCTCCGAGCCGGGGGAGCTTCTCTGTGAAGAGCGGTTCGACCGGAAGGCGACCGACAACTTGAAGCGGGATCTCGGCCCGTCGGCGTACGCGGCCCAGTACGACCAGAGGCCGACTCCGAAGAAAGGCGGGATCATCGACACAACGAAGTTTCAGCGATACCGCGTCCACCCTCCTCTCGAGGCCGTGCCGGAAGGCGGGAAGGATCCCCAGCCAACGGGGAAGATCCGACTCAGTATCGATACCGCGTACAAGCCGGATCAACTCAACGACCCGTCGGTGATCGAGGTCTGGTTTGAATACCACTCTAATCACTACCTGCTCGAAGTATGGAAAGAGCGGGTCAAATACCCGGCGTTGAAGATCGCGGTCGCCAACATGGCGGCGAAGTGGGGGAAGTTCGTGAACGAAGTATTGATTGAGGATAAAGCCTCGGGCCAAAGTCTGATTCAGGATCTCCGCGAGGCCCGGGACTTCCCTTGGCCCATAATCGCGATGGAGCCGGGACAGGATAGCAAAGTCATCAGGATGGAGACCGAATCACCGATGATTGAAGGCGGCAAGGTCTATATACCGGAAGAGGGAACCGCGGCGTGGTTGTTCGACTTCGAGACGGAGTGCGTGAACTTTCCCCGGGGCGCGAACGACGATCAGGTGGACGCAATGAGTCAATATTTAAAACGAATTAGATCTGCCCACGGCTTGGCCGTCGTGCGGTGGGCGTAGGGAGAGCGGAATGAGCGAAGTGACATTGTATGACGGGTACGGTCGGGAGATCCTCCGGGGAGAGAGTCTCGTGACGAAGAGGTCGTTGGCGTTCAGCGAGATCATAAAGGAGAAGATGCCGACCCCGAAGTGGACTCAGTGGACCGTGAAGAAAGCCGTGAAGGAGGGGTTGCGGTCCTCGGTCTGGATCTTCCGGAGCTTCGGCCTGATATCCGGATCCGCGGCGGGGGTCCCGTTCCGCGTCGTGTACGGGGAAGACGAAGAACCATTGGAGAAACACCCGCTCAACGACGTCCTCTCCCGGCCAAATAATCAACTCAGCAGGAAGGATTGCTTCACCCTGATTTATCAGTGGCTGTTGTTAACCGGGATTGCGTACTTTTACAAAGGACCACCGATGGCGGCGATCCCCGGCACGTTCCCGCTCTGGCCCGTATCGCCGGACCGGATCGCGCCGATCCGCTCGAAGGATATCGAACTCATGATTGAGGGATACGCCGCCGCCGAGGACAAAGACAAACCGAGAGCCGTGATCAAGTACAAAACGGAAGAGATCATTGCGTTCAGGATCATGGACCCGGCGAACCCGCTCGACGGGATCTCCCCGCTCATGGCCGCGGCCCGGATAATCGACACCGACAACGAGATGCAGAACTTCAACAAGGCCGCGATGCAGAACCGGGGCGTTGTCGAAGGTTTCATTGCGTTCAAACTCCCGCTGACTCAGGATCAACTCGACGTTCAGGCCGAGGCGTGGAGGGAACGAAACACCGGAACGAAACAGGCCCGCACAACGGCGTTCCTCGGTAATCAGGCCGAGTACCACCGCACAAGTCTGACCCCGGCTGAAGCCGACTTCGGTCAGAGCCGCAAGGATAACCGCGACGAGATCCTGTCCGCAGTCGGTACTCCGCCACAGCTGGTCGGCGCGCAGGAGGCAAGCACGTACGACAATTTCAGGGTGTCGGAGATAATCCACTGGCGCAACACGATCGTTCCGCTCATCGGTATCGTCTCCGACGCGTTGACGTTCTTCTTCACCGTCGTGGATCCGATCCTGAAGGAAGGGGAAGTCATCGCGCCGGACTTCTCCAATATTCAAGCCCTGCAACAGAACTTCAAGGACAAGACGCAAGCCGCGGAGAAACTCTTCAAGATGGGCGTCCCGGTCAAGACGATCTCCGCCATGCTGAAGCTCGGCATCGACGAGTTTGAAGGCTGGGATCTTCCCTTCAACGGAAAGGACGTCAAGATCAACCCGGCGACCGGACAGGCGACGACCGTCGGCGAAGCGACCGGGGGAGAAGACGTTGACGGAGGAGGAGTCAAGAAGGCCGAGGGAGAAGACGAAGACGAAGAACGAGCGCGGCCAGTGCTCAAGAAATGGGAAACCCGGGCGAAGGGAGAAGCGCGCCAAGCCAATGGCGAAGATCCTCCGCCGGGAACAGGACCTGTTGAGCGAAGTGCTGAAGGACAGCGACGACGCCGCCGACGCCGTGACCCGGCTATTCAAGGAGGACGATCCCTTTGGCACGAACGAGGACTGGGAGAAGGAATTGGGGAAAGCCGCCCGGGAGGGAGGACTTCACTCCGGGAAGAACATCGTGATCGAGTCCCGGAGTTTTGAAGACGACCTCGCCAAAGAGATCGACGCCGCGCTGGCCAATGAAGGCGTCATCCTCGTGGAGCGATCCCGGATCGCGCAGACCACGGCCCAGATCATCGTGACTCAGGTCGCCGACGGTCTCGAGAACGGGTTGAGCATAGCTGATATTGAGAAAGCGATCGCCGACACCGGGGCGTTCAGTCCGGAGAGAGCGTTGAGG